TGCGTCTTGTTCTGCATAAAAACCAACATAGCCTGCAGGCATTTTCCATAAATCTTGTTTAGGATCAATACCCCATTCCTTTGCTTTCTCTTTTAAGAAAGTCTCATTTTTTATTTCACCTAAATAATCTTTTGCACATGCGTTAAGGGAAAAGCTCCATCTATTTTCATCAATAAGAGCTGCAGCAACCATTGTGTCAACAATCTTTCCATTAATTTCAAATCCGTTTGCTAATAACCAACCCACATCGTAAGAAGCATTATGAAATATTTTTGTGCTAGGTCTTTTAAGTAAATCCACCATCCAAGCTGTTGTAACAGCTAGATCCATATTACCACCAGCATCGTGTGCTATTGGAAAATACCATTGTTTACCCAGTGCAGCCACAGCAAAACCTACAACATGGCCCTTACCTGTTGCCCAACCTGAGCCTAATTTTTTAAGTTCGGGATCTTTTGTTTCCAAATCAATCGCAACTTCATCTGCTTCTCTTAAGTCAGGATATTCTGATGGTGCTACCCAATCAGAGTCATTATATATAAAATTTAATTGATGACTCATGAATCTTGCATTTGAGCTACCATCGCTGCCCACTCCTCTTCTTTTTCAATAGAATCATCAGGAAGTTCTACTTTCTTTTTTTTCTTTTTCATGAAATCTATCTCCATCTCACAATAATGAATTATTTTTTCTAAATCTTGAATTCCACCTTTGTTTTTGTATCTGCACGTATATCTAATTACATTGGCTTGAAAAGGATTAAGTTCGTTTTCTTGAATAAACGTCCAAGGTTCGATGACAAAAGATTTATAGTGAGATCCACCAATTTGTTTCTTAGGCATAGTTACTTTTATACAATTTATAATATTTACTCAAGGGAAAATGATACTTGTGATATGTACCTAATAAATGCAGTGTATTAATACTTCTTGTAACGCCTGTATACCACACTCTAAGTTCTTTGATTCGGTCTTCTAAACTTTTTCTATCAAAATGTGAAGGGAAGTTGCATTTAGCTGATATTACTACATTGTCCGCTTCTCCTCCTTTAACTTGGTGAATGGTGTCTATAATAATTCTTGCTTTGTCATCTAAATTAAAATTGTTATTTAGAAGTTTTCTAAAGTAGATTTTTTCCTTATCTTTAAACTTTCTTTGAAAAGCATCCATCCAATCTTTTCTTTCTTCTACCATGCCTCCTTGTAAATGTAATTCATCAAAATTAAATACTTGATTAGGGTGAGCAAAGCCCCACTTCTTGCTGTCCGTTGACCGGTAGCCGTGATCTATGTTTAATAAAAAATTATACATGTTGCAGGCATCTTCTCTCGTAATTGCACCACCATCACATAGCGTTCGCCAATCACAAATAGCTTTCCATTGATTAATATCAAACGATTTGTTTCCACGCATATCCTGAAAATACAAACCTAATTTTCTAGCTTCATCCTGTAACTCTTTCTTAACATCATTAATTCTTGCAAGGACCATCCAAGACCCTTGTGTTTCCCACGGTATTTTTTTTAATGTACTCCACTTATAGATCGCTCCATCATTACCATTAGATGTAAATTCTTTTTCGATTCGGTGTCCTTCCATACCGTCTAAAATACATTTAGAAAAGAAATGTACTTTCTTATTCAATCTTCTAGATTCTTTTAATATTTTTATCTTCCCAGGAAACGTTTGAAAAAACACTACATCAGCACCATTCCACTCATAAATAGCTTGGTCATCATCACCTGCAATGTAAACTTTATCAGAATGTAATGCTAACTTTACAACCATATCCCATTGTAAAGGTGTTAGATCTTGAGCTTCGTCTACCATCAAAACTTTAAAAGGTATGGGTAAACCTGTATCAATATATTTTTGCACCATGTCTGTAAAATCTAAACGGTCGTTTTTAAATTTACCTGGTGTCGCTTCGTAAGTTTTATATCGTTCGTAACCTGCAATAATCGATTTGAATTGTTGTAGCCTAACTTTTTTACGGGGTTCTCTTTTATATAAATCAATAGGATTCATTTTCATATTTCTTGCTCTATCATAAATTTGTAAAGACCAATTGTTGTATACCTTTTGATCGTCCCATGTAGGTTTGTAATTAAGTTTAACTGTTCCATATTGTGTATGAAACTGAAGCATATCTACTTTTGGATCTAATACAGGTATGTCAGAAAATTGTTGTCTTGCTAAACTATGTAAGGTTCTAAAGTATTTAAAATCATCTTCATCATAACCTTTAAATTGTTTACGGACTCTGTCTCTACATTCTTCTACAGCTTTATTAGTAAAAGATATGTAACAAATCTCATCAGGAGATATCCCCCGCTTTAAAAATCTTTCTACTCTTTTTAAAAGTCTATGAGTTTTTCCTGTTCCTGGTGGGCCAAAAAACTTAATTGTTTTCCCATGGAGCTTTTGCTTTATTAAATTTGACATCCTTGTTCCTGTGTTCAGTTTGTTTTGGTAATGTTGCAACCCAATGTCTCGCCTGTACTCCTTGAAATTTTGCACTTTTCTTACATCCAGCTCCTTGTAAAAATATTGTACAATCTTTTTCGGACCAGTTATACCCTTGTTTTTTCATGAATTGCCTAAAAGTCTCAAGTTTAAATCTAATTTCTTTACCATCTTGAAAAATATTATCGTGTTCAATTTGGTCAAATTCGGTAATCGTATCTGTATCTTCAAAGAATTTTACAATTCTAGTATTGAATACTTCTTTTTTCTCTTCCTCACCATCAAAACCTTCCATGTCTTGTTTATTAGAAATTAATTCTTCTAACCAATCTCTGTAAGGATCGGGATCTCTTTTACTTGGTTTTAAAGGTCTCCAAACAATATCGTAATTTAATAATCTTTCTCCTAATAATTGTTGTTGGTATAATTGTTTTGTATCTAGTTTAACAACTTTGCCTTGTATAGGCAGAAGCCAGTAAGGGTCTGGATATGAATTTACTTTAACTAACTTACCTACTTCAGGAATAGCTTCGTTTAGACCAATACCAAATTTTCTTTTAGCGCATTGTGAAGATCCATTACAATACATTCTTGCAACAGAAGTACCACATTTATATGAGTAATCTTTCTTATCAACTTGATCAATAACTTTAGCTATTTCTTTCGGTGTAAGAGGTGGCACACAAATCGTTTTATTCATCTCTCTAATTTCTGCTTCCCAATAATCCTTATCTTCGTTTATTTTTTTACATAAAACACCAACATTAAACATAGCATCATTACGACCTTCGCCTTCTCTAATTTGATTTCTAACAAATTTGTTTACACAATTAGGCCATTGTTTGTTTTCGCTGTCCGTTACTGTTTTTAAATTTTTAAATTGCTCTTTTGTAATTACAAATTGTTTTACATGTTCTAAATATTTTTCAAAGGATAGGCTGTTAGCTTCATCATCCATAGCACATCGTGTTGGAAACTTTGCATTTTGATAAGGTAAATTAACAAATTGTCCTTTTTGTTTGTCGTCCCATTTCTCGGGGGTAAGGTCTACGGTATCTTGTGCAGGAAAAATATCTGTCTTTGTATCATTAACTCCTAGATCAGATGCAATAGCTATCATCTTTTTCCTCATTTCAGATGCAGCCACAGGTTCGTCTAAATGTAAAATTAAGTGTAAGCCATTTGATTTTGATCTGTAAGGAACAAATGGATATTTTCTTTTTCTAATTGTTTTTATAAATTTTTTATGATCGATGTTATATCTATCAACATCTATTACTCCCCAACTTGCTGTGGAGTCGTCTCGTATGGGTACAGTACCAAAACTATCTTTACCCTCTAAATGATCAAGCCAGTTTTGATCGGTCATTGGAATAGGATTTATCCAACTACGCCATTCGTCTTTTCCATCAGATCTTTGCTTACCTAATTTTTTAGATTGACCATGATATGTATCAGACCCTTGGAACAGCTTTTTAAACTGCTCCAAGGATTTATTAAAGTCCATATTTAAAATGGAGTTTTTTCTGATGATTCTTCTTGGCCGTGTTTAACTTTAACACTTCCACTCATTAAAGATTGTCTAAACTTATAAGCTCTATTTACTAAGCTTTCGTCTTGAACTAATCCTTCTGATGTAATCTCCCAACCATACCATGAACCTAATTGGTTTTTTTCCAAAACAGTTTTCAATCTGTATTGTTGAGTAAATGGTGCAGGTCTAAAGAAACCTTTGCCATCTTTTTTAGGAACTTGCATCATATTCATCATTGAATTCCACTTTTTAGATTTTTTTCTTTGAGTAGATTTCATTGTGATTAATGCTTCGCTGGCCATACTTTCTTCGACCACAACTACAAAATGAGAGGCTGTCTCTTCAATGTAGTTTCCAGATTCTAATCTATCTTTACCGTCATCACCTCTATTTGTTTTAGACAT